TGTTTTATATATACATATAAAAAACAAAATAAACATTTAATGAACTATTCTTTTTCTACTAAATACAATTTAATACCGCTTCTTTACATCGACCATATGATTTACGATGCCATTGCGTAATTCCATGTTCTAATATTCCTTCCAAATGTTGTTTTGTACCATAACCTTGATTTTTTTCTAGATTGTATTTTTCATTTAGTTCCGGATGTTCGTCACATAAATCTTTAATATATTCATCTCGTGCAACTTTGGCTAAGATCGATGCAGCCGCAATATTTGTGTATTTGTTGTCACCGCCCTCGATTGTTTGATGTGGCATGACAAATATCGATTCATTTTCTTCATCATACATGCTATATGGTTTAAAATGATTACCGTCGATTAATAGAAAACAGTTGTTTTTATCAATTTCGGAACGATTTAATATGTCTCGAATTGCATTATGCATTCCTTTATGAACTGATTCTCGAATATTGATTTGATCGATAACATCATGTTCAATATATTGAATCGACCAGGAGATTGCATTCTTTTTAATATAGTCAGACATGTCTTTTATTTTTGTTTTTGAATGAAATTTTTTAGAATCCTTCATCCATTCATGGTGAAAATCATTTCCTTTAGGTAAAACTGTTGCGGCTACATATAGCCTTCCAAACAAGGGACCACGACCGGCTTCATCCATTCCAATTTCATAACTATAATCCTCTGTATATTGAGTTAATAATGACATGATAACAATATATTGTTCCATTTTTGAATAGTTAATTAATCAATTTTATAGTAACTATTTTCGACCTATAGAATATATTGAATAAAATGAAAGGAATAAGGTTAACACCATTTTTATTGTTCTTAATATTATTATTAGTTTTAGTCATTGCTATGATTTTTGGATATCGATCGGATTCTATTGTAGAAGGAAATACAAATATGGAAAGTAATAGTAATGGAGATTGGTTGGTTGGGAATAAAAGTGCTGTTACCAATTATTACAATTCCCGTAAATTAGATGTCATTTTGGAATCCGACAGCGGAAGTCCCGGTTACTATTTTGATAATAGCAATGGAAACATAATTGTTGCAACCAGTGCAGATGCTTCTACATTTTCAGTCATTACACGTTCGAGTACAGGAAAACCTTCAACTGTTACAACTTCTTATCCCGAAGGACAAGATAGTGTAGATAATGAGAGTGAAATTGTCTCAATGGCAACTCCCTGGAGTTATCAATCGGATAATGTATCTTTATTATACTGTCCATATCAAACAAGCACATTTATCGTTTTAATTGATAACACAAGTAACAATATTTTATCCGTTTTTAAGAATGCCAATGAACAATCTCATTTATTCCCTGTAAGTGATTTAACTGGAGGTCAAGGAACTGGAATTAAGAAGGATGCAGACGTGTCATTATATACTGCATTAGGCGTTCCACAACAAGATAATATTCAAATGAATGGTCAATCAGTGAAAGTAGTAAAAATACAAAAGGATGTCTATTATTCAAAACAACAGGGGATCATTATTGGTACCCCTGGAGACTCGAATGACCAAAGTGTATCTTCTTCCTATCAAAATGGTGTTTCTAAGCAAAATAATGGATCATCTAGTGATCCTTCTACTATTTTAGTATTGAGTGTCATGATTGATACTGAACATGTTTTAGTTGCGATTGTTGTTAAAAGCTCAACCGGTAATTACCAAGTTGCCTCTTCAAATATTGTATCTCAAAAAGCAGCAAGTGCAGATCCTAGCGATGACTCCTTTTCTGTTACTTTAAAAACTGATGGACCTACTTTAGAAGGTTTAGGAAATTCTGGTTCTGGTTCAGGATCTGATTCTGGTTCTGGTTCCGGTTCTGGTTCCGGTTCTGGTTCTGGTTCTGGTTCTGGTTCTGGTTCTGGTTCTGGTTCTGGTTCTGGTAAAGGTAAAGGTAAAAAATGCAGGGATGATTCAGACGATGAAGATGATAAACCTTGTTATTCAAAACATTCCAAAGCCAATGAAAAACCAAAGAGCAAATGTTCTTTAGAAAGTAAATCTAAGTGTGATGACGACGAATATATTCGCAAGACAGAAATCGTTCCACCAGTGTGTCCGGCATGTCCTACAACAAACTGTCCATTATCTGTAAATGGCAAGGGTGAAATCGTAGATTGTACAGGAAAGAAGATAGATATGGGAGATGTCCAGGGTGCAAACCAAGGATCCTTCAGTTCTTCGCCCGAAACATGGGCCGGGGCAGTTGGCGGTACTGCCGAACAAACAGTTAAATCTGTAGGCGATACCATTCAGACGGGTCTTGAAGTTACAGCACCTGCAATAGAGACTACAGTTAAAACTGCTGGTAGTACTCTGAATAATACAGTTGATGAAGCAGGGGATGCATTGGATAAAGCATTTGACACAGTCGGAGGTGCATTTGGTAAAACGGTTGATGGTGTTGAAAATGTCGCGGGAGGAATAGGCAAAGGTCTAGAAGATGCTGGTTCGGGTGCAACTGACTTGGTCAAAGATGCTGGTTCGGGTGCAACTGGACTCGCAAAAGATGTAATTGGGTTAGGTAGCAATGTTGTTGATCAAACCGCGGGACTGGTTGGGGGTGTTGGTAAAGGCGCATTAGAATATGGCGAAAGACAACAACAATTGGAATATGATAAAATGCAACAACAAGGAGGACAACAAGGAGGACAACAAGGAGGACAACAAGGATATGGAACAGCACAGAATGGACATGTTGCGCAACAAGGTTATGGATATCCTCAACAAGACAATGCGTATGGACAACCTCAACCGTGTTGTTATAACCAACAACCGGCACAAGGATATAGTTATCCAAGAGGTTGTTCTTCAAATTTTATGCCAATAACCAATGATTTTTCCCAATTTACATAATTTTTTAAACGAATAAGAATATTTGTTATTCGTTTAAACAGTAGTATTAAAAAAACAACTTAAAATAAATAACCATACAATTATTAATGTCTATTGCAAATGAAATTCGTTATAAAAATAAATTAGATAGTAAAAAAAATACTGCGGATTATTCTGACATATTGGGTAGAACTAATATAAAAAAGGAAATTACTACTATTTTAAATTCATTTGAGACACGTTGTAATGATTTACAATATAAAAAAGGGATCTATATTTATGGGTCACCTGGTGCAGGAAAAACACATTTTGTAATAAAATTATTAGAAGAATTAAATTATGATATTATCAAATATGATGCCGGCGATGTACGTAATAAATCATTAATCGATAATATTACTAGCAATAATATATCAAATCGAAATGTATTGGATATGATGAAAGGTAAGGTTAAAAAAATAGTCATTGTCATGGATGAAATTGATGGTATGAATAATGGCGATAAAGGTGGCATAAACGCATTAATTAAATTAATTCGTCAAAAGAAAACACAAAAACAAAGATTAGAAAGTATGACTTTAAATCCCATTATTTGCATTGGAAATTATTACATGGACAAAAAAATACGCGAATTAATGAAAGTATGTAATACGTTTGAATTAAAAACTCCAACGACAAATCAGGTCGAACAACTATTGAATTCTATTATTCCAAAAAATCATGCGAATTTATATAAAACTGCTATTCTAAATTATATCCAAGGTGATATCCGCAAATTAAATTTCACCGAACAATTATATAATACTAAATCCCATTTATTAACTCGAGATATTATTGAAAATATATTCCAAATTAAATGTTACAATGAAGACTCGAAACGATCGACGGCTACATTATTCAATGAATATATTCCATTTGATCAACATCATATTCGAATGAATGACACTGACAGAACGATTATTGCTTTATTATGGCATGAAAATATTGCCGATGTTATCTCTGATCTTCCTCAAAATATACAATTTACCTTTTACATGAAATTATTACAAAATATTTGTTTTTCCGATTATATTGATCGCATTACATTTCAAAATCAAATCTGGATATTTAATGAAATGAGTTCATTGATTAAAACGTTTTACAATAATAAATTGTATCATAGTCATTTTACAAAAGCAAAATTATACAATCATGAAGATATTCGTTTTACAAAAGTATTAACAAAATATTCAACTGAATATAATAATCAATTATTTCTGAATAATTTATGTATGGAACTTAATATGGATAAAAAGGATGTTATTGCTTTTTTTCAAGAAATACGATTGACACTCCCCGAGCATAATTGTGGAGATTTTTTAGTCAATCCTGATAATATTTCTTATATTGAAAATTTATTCGAAGGTTATGACATTAGCAAATTAGACATACGTCGTATGTATCGGTTTTTAGATAAAAATGTGAAAAAAGATGTTATTGTTGAAGAAGAAGTTTAAGAGTATGTCATCCGCTTTGTTCGATTATTACATTTTTCGGAATTTATATAATAATTATTTATTATATAGAATTAAAATGGTATTTTTGCATACGCTTGCTGAATATATTTGGTTGGGTGGGAACAATGAATTTCGCTCAAAAACAAGAGTGTTTAACGAAGAAATAACCAGGTTAGATCAATTTCCCAAATGGAACTTTGACGGTAGTTCAACCGAACAAGCCCAAGGTACTGATTCCGAAGTTATCTTAGTGCCTCGTCAAATTTTTACAGATCCGTTTAGAGGAAGTAATCATATTTTAGTTTGGTGCGAAACCACCCGCCCAGATGGTACTTATTTACCAAATAGTCATCGCCATTGGGCCAACGAAATATTTGAAAAAAACAAAGGTTCTGAACCTTGGTTTGGACTAGAACAAGAATATTTTATGATCAATACAATCACACAAAAACCACTTGGTTACGATGAAAATAAAACGCAGGGACAATTTTATTGCAGTGTAGGTGCAGAAAATGCATTTGGACGTGGTCTGGCTGAAGAACATTTACGTGCATGCGTTACTGCCGGTATTAAAATAAGTGGTATTAATGCGGAAGTTGCACCTGGTCAATGGGAATTTCAGATTGGTCCATGTACTGGAATTGAAGAAGGAGATCATATGTGGATGGCGCGATATTTATTAGTTTATTTGGCCGAAAAATGCAATATAACTATTGATTTTGAACCAAAACCACTCGCAGGTGATTGGAACGGTTCAGGATGTCATGCAAATTATAGTACTAAAGAAATGCGTGAAGGTACTGTGGGCAAAACCGGTCTTGAATATATTGATGATGCTATTGAAAAATTATCACACAAACATATGGAACATATGGCGGTGTATGGTAGCGGAAATGAGCAAAGAATGACAGGAGGTCACGAAACGGCATCGTATGATACATTTTCTCACGGTGTCGCGAATAGAGGTGCATCTATTCGCAGAGGCAATGATACTGTTAATAACGGAAAGGGATATTTTGAAGATCGCCGTCCTAGTTCCAATTGTGATCCTTATCTTGTGACTGGAATATTATTTAAAACCACAATCTTAGACGAGTAATGGTAATAAAATTTGTATTCGATATTATGGAAATATATATTATGAGTAATGATAATATATATATAAAATTTGGGTGTAGTTTATTTTCAAGTTGTGTTGCAACGACAATTGTACATCCATTTGATGTCATGAAAATATCGAAACAAATCCATTTACCCATGAATTATCATTTTTCGCATTTATATAAAGGATATTTTTACGGATTAACCCGACAAACTACTTATTCTGCACCGAATATTTTTCTATATAATCAACTTATTACATATTATAAACAAAACTCTATTCAAGACCCCAGTTTTTTGATGAAGTTTTCTTTCGGTTTCTTATCTGGAAGTGTAAGTGGATTTACAGGAAATCCGAGTGAAGTATTATTGATCAAAACATTGCATGACAAATTAGCAAAAAATCCATTGCAACATTCTAAAGAATTTATTCATAGTCACGGTTACAAAGGGTTATTAAATGGTTATAAAATAGCGATTATGCGTTCGGCAATATATAATAGTTTTCGATTTTCATTATATTCTGAAAGTAAATGTTTTTTACAACATCAATTCCCCAGTTTAAAAGAGACTAGTTTATTGCATTTTTTATCGAGTGGCGTTAGTACCTTAGTTGCGATTGTGATAAGTAATCCAGTGGATGTAATGAAATCACAGATGCAGAAAAACGGAAATCAATCATTTACGAAATTAGTAAAACAAAACTATCAACAAGACGGAATGAAAGGATTTTACAGAGGGTTAGTTCCAAGTATCTCAAAATCCTTACCTCATTCTGTCATTTCATTTATGTTAGTTGAAAAAACCATTAAAATATTCACAGGTAAAGAAGCATTATAATAAAGTCAAACGCATAATATATAGTATTCATAATATATAGAATGTATTTTTCAAAAAAACACATCGTACTTCTTATTATAATCATATCTTTCCTTGTGATTATTTTTTATATTGGTCGAAAATATTATAAACTAACCTATTCCAAACCAACATACAAGGGACGCGGGTATTGTGATGTCATGAATGAATACATACCTCTAAAATTGTACGACAATTTTATAAGTCCCGAAGAAACAAAGCACGTGTTAGAATTGGCAAATCCACTATTTAGAGAAAGTCGGTTAGTAAGCGGGTTTTCTGAAAACATTCGAAAAAGTCAGACTGCATGGTTATCTCCTTCTGATTCTGTGGTAAAAAAAATTATAGAACGTGTTTGTAATATAACCAATATTCCTTTTGAGAATACAGAAAAGATACAAGTTGTAAAATATGGACCCAATGGATTTTATAACGCACATTATGATGCATCGTGTGACGATAAAAAAGAATGCGTGGAATTTGAAAAAAACGGAGGTCAACGTGTTCTTACCATGATTCTTTATTTGAACGATGATTTTACGGGAGGATATACCGACTTTCCTAACTTAAAAACACAATATAAACCAAAAAAATATAGCGGATTGTTATTTTATTCATTGGAAAAAAATGGAAATAAATGTCATCCTTTATCTTTGCATTCTGGTATGCCTGTAAAATCAGGCAATAAATATATTGCGAATATTTGGTTAAGAGAGAAAAAATATACCATATTGTAAGATTAGTTTTTTTGAGCACTTGCTAATTTCATTTGGGTTTGCAATACATTTTCTTCTAATTCCTTTACTCTTTGTATCAAAAATTTAATTTGATTTTGTTGTTGAGTTAATATAGTAATGACATCATGTGGCGATAATTTACGTGTTCCTTTACCTGGAATATCCACTATGATCGATGCACCTTGTTGGTTTGATGTTTCAATTTGTTTTCGTTCTTCTTGTATTTCTTCCATTTGTTTCAAAACGTCAGGTTTGTTTTTTGGATTACCTGGTTTATACTTTTCTAATTCTTTGTCCATATTTTTCATGAAAAATTGATAAATATTTTCTTCCTGTTTGGTTCGAATAAAATTTCGCACTTTTTTATCACTTTTTTTGAAACATTTGTTTTCTCCCATAGCCAACATGTTTTTTTTATCAAAAGAATTATGATGATGTGAAAATACCAAGATGGTTTTCATGGGATCCAATTGCACCAATGGAATCGTATATTCTTTTAAGAAAGACCGTTCCTCTGCCAATGCGGCATTGTCATCATATTGTGTATATTGCAATAATGAACGTCGAAATGCAAATGTTCCGGCAGTGGAATGAGTCGGTCCAAAAGGACCACTTTGATACATTTGATCAATATGTTTGAAATATATATATATTTCACTTGAACCTGCACATAATGCTCTTGGATTTTTTTGTAAAATATCCACTGCATGTTCGACTCTTTCTGGTGGATAATAATCATCATCATCCATATAAACTAAAAACTCTCCCTTTGTTTTTGCATGCATGAAATTACGTTTTTCTCCTAATTTCATTTTTTTCTTAACATAAAAATATTTAATTTGAGGTATGTTGGCATCTTTTATTAAATCTTCTATTTTATCTGTACCATCATCCACAATAATCCATTCCATTTTGTCTTTTGGATATGTCTGATTTTTAAAACATGCAAACATTGTTTCAATAAACGGTCGCCTATTAAATGTAGGTGTGCATATGGATACAAATGGATAATTTTTTGTCATTAAACGTAAAACAACATATAATTTTATGTTGTTTTATAATATGGATATTTTATACTACAAATGACGGGTTGATTCCTCGTACTACGTTATAGTTATAGTGTTTGTCTGTATTTTTATTTAGAATATAATAA